AATTAGATCCGCCGCCAGAGTGGGAAGGATTACCCCTGCCTTGGGGTGTTCTCCATCTTCAATCGAGCAGACGGACAGTCTCCTGCCATCGGTGGCGACAACGCGACATCCGTTTTCGTCGGCCTCAAAGAAGACCCCGTTGAGCATATGGCGAGTCGCATCTGTGCTGGCAGCGAAGACCACTGAGTTTAGTGCTTCTGAAAACCTCTCCCCACTGAAATTGAAAACCGTTGATTGCTCATCCAAAGAAGGCGCACAATATTCATCCACTGCGAGTCCTTTGAGCTTTGCTGAGAACCCTTCCGAAGATACCTCAATATCGTTTCGGACTTTTTTGATCTTTACTGGACCAGACATTGACCCAACCAAGCTCCTCATTCTCGATCCAGGGATCAGGACGCTGCCTTCCTCTTTCACTTCAGCCGTAGCCGAAGATACGACTTCTTGATCTAGGTTAGTCCCGCTGATGGACAACTTGTCTCTCTCCGCTTGAAGAAGAACATTCCCTAGAGCGGGGAGGTTACTTTTTGGTGCGGTTGCTTTGTTTACCACGCTAAACAAGCGCAGTAGTTTTTCTTTTTCAATTTCTAGTTTCATAAATCTTGATTACAGTTTTCTCTCGTTGGATCTTTGTAAATTTCTAATTCTGGGTAGGGAGTCTCCTCTTTACCTTTAATTTGGTCAAGATGTTTTTTCCAGACCAAGTCTTTTGCGTATCGAGTCAGGGTAGGTCTTCGTAGGCGCTCACACTCCTGTGTCCTTTCTTCCAGTTCTCTAACCACGGACAGGAACTTTTTTTTGTCCGCCCCCGACAAACACTGACAGAGTTCTTTAACCGCTTGATTTACGTCTTTGTTCTTACTCACACGCATCGGGATATTTTCTTCGTCCGAACTCTGCAATCAAATAGGCATCAATCATACCGTCATGTGGTTTCGTTGACCTGCCTTTCTTCGTCCAATCCTCATCTGGGGTGACCTCTGAAACTAAAGCTAGAGCCGCCGTTTTAGTGCATCCCGCCGGAATCCTACCTAGAATCTCTAACTGCCACTCCCTCGGCTCCACTGGTAGGACGCGCCAACTTTTGATTTCGCAAGCTCCAAGCATTTTACCAAAGTTGATAGACATTGATCTCATGGCTTGGCTCGACCTAGCGTGTTTCAGCGGCTCTTCAATCAGGATAAAGGGTTCAGTGTTAAGGTCTAGTATCCACTCCTTGAACGCGAACACATCGACCTCCCGCTTCCCTTTCCTCTTTAGAATCGGCATGGGGCATTTATCAATAATCTTACCGTGAGGAGAGATGGCGCATATTCCCCCGTCGATGCCGTTATCAATCCCTACAATCATGGACAGCACTCTAAAAAGTCAGAAGAGGGAGTAACTTTTTTCGGGTCGAAGAAATCATTAGCCGTAACTTCTCCGCCCCTCTGTAGTTCTCTCTTTCTCCGCTCAATTTCTCTGTTCAGATACCACTGGGCTTTCTCCAAGTCTTGGATGGTCGCCTCTTTATGTTCCGCCCTCAAAATGTATTTAAGGGCATTACCTAAACAGAAGTTCATGTGTTCGGTGATCTCGATAACCTCGATCCCAGCAGGGTGTTTTTTATAGTGTGTGGGGCGTTCCATATCAATCGTCTACTTCTACGTCGATTATTTTACGTTTCTTGATTTTTACAGCTTCACCTTTACTGGCCTTGGAGTTGTTAAGGATTGAGATTTCAATGTGCTTCGTCCCTTTATGATTCTCTTTCGCGTTAATCCCGAACGACTCAAAGAGAAGTTTGTGGTATGTCTCTAAGTCTTTTACGTTTCGGATGGGGGGGAGTTTACCTACTACATCTCTCAAGTGTTGGAGGTAGGCGTTGCCCAAGAACGACCTAATCTTTTCTTGTTCGGTTAGACTTTTAGAGTCATCAATGTTGCGAAGAATAACTTCAGCCTCCTCCTTGTGAGCCTCTAGTTTGTCGGCACTGTTGATGAACTCTGGATCGAGAATTTTTTTAGTCTGCGCTTGAAGCTCTGAACTTACGGGATCATCGTCTTCAACTAGGTCGATGGGGTTGTTGTTCACCTCTTCTTTCGAGGGGACGTTCATCTCTTTGAACCACGCATACAGAGTCGAGCTTGAGATGCCCAGTTCTTTGGCAATTGAAGCCCTCCCCCATCCAGCCGAATCTAATTCAATCGCACGGGCTATCTTTGCTTTCTTTTGGCGATCTCTTTCTTTTCTCGTAGCCATTATAAAACATTCTCCCTCATCTATCTTTTGATGCAAGAAGAAAGGCTACGTGCTACTTTGTGTTCATGCCTGTTAATAAACTAGAGCCTAGAGTAACTAACGCTGGAGATAAAATGATGGTGGGGGGTTTGAAGATCCCCGTGACCAGCACCCTCACCGCACTTCTCTACGGGTTTGCGAATCATAAAAAACCGGAAGCTAAGGAATATTACTTTTGGCGAATCGCAGATATTCTATGGAATAACGAAGACCTTCCTGAGCCTCTCATGGAACGTCACCCGTGGGCGGACCTCATGATTAAAGAGGCGATATCCAACAAGTATCTAGCAATAGGTGGGTCGGCAAGTTCCGGTAAGTCACACACTATGGCCGCTTGGGGGATTGTGAACTGGCTATCACGCCCCAGTGAAACCTTAGTCCTGATGACTTCGACCACGCTCCGAGAAGCGCGAAAAAGGATTTGGGGTTCAGTTATCTCGTTACTGTCAGTGATCGAGGGAATGCCTGGTAAGATCAGGGACAGTATCGGTAACATAGCCTACGTAAATGAGTCAGGGACACTGATCGAGAAAGCTGGTCTTTCACTCATCGCCGCAGAGAAGTCCAAGACAAGGGAAGCAGTTGGCAAATTCATCGGGATCAAGCAGCGGCGCGTCATCCTTATTGGCGACGAATTATCCGAAATCAGTTCCTCGATCCTCAACGCTGGTCTTTCTAACCTGTCGAAGAACCCAGAACTTCAGATCATCGGCATGAGTAACCCGTCATCGAGGTTCGATGCGTTCGGGGTCTGGTCTGAGCCATTATTAGGGTGGGAATCTATGGACATCCTCCACGCAGACGAGTGGAAAACAAAGTGGGGCGGCAAGTATATCCGACTAGATGGTGAGCGCAGCCCCAACATCCTCGCGGGAGAGACAAAGTATATCTACCTACCAACAGAAGAGAAACTTGATGAGGACAGAAAGCTGCTAGGCGAAGAGTCGAGAGCATATATGCGAATGGTCCGCGCCGTGTTCTTCGATAGCGACGAGAACGAGGGCATCTATTTAGAGTCAGAGTTATCTCAAAGCGGAGCCATGAACCCTGCATCGTGGGCGGGGACTCCGGTTAAGGTCGCAGGGCTAGACCCCGCCTTCACCAACGGAGGCGACCGAACGATTTTGTTTACGGGTCTGGTTGGATACTCGACCACGGGGCAGTTTGTTTTCGAGTTCGGGAAGCTATTTCAGTTAACGGATGACTCATCGAATAAGGCAGTGCCACGAACCTACCAGATCGTCACCCAAGTCATGAACATCTGTAAGAAGGAGGGGGTATCCCCAGACAACTTGGCAGTGGACTCCACAGGTGCGGGTGCGCCATTCTGTGATGTCCTCTCAGGCGAGTGGTCGCCTCAAATCTTACGTGTATCCTTTGGGGGAAAGCCTTCGGACAAAAGGGTGTCCTCAAACAGTCGGCTCACTGGCATTGACCTCTACACGAACCGTGTGTCGGAACTGTGGTTCGTGGGCAAGGAACTGATGCGGACGGGTCAGATCTCAGGAATCGGGAATGAGTTGGCGGCAGAGATCGTAGCTCGAAACTACGAGATGGTGAAGTCAGGGTCGCTCAAGATCAAGATTGAGTCTAAGCCCGACTTCAAGACCAGGTTCGGGAGGTCACCGGATATTGCTGATGCCGCCTTCCTCGCTCTCGATTGCGCTAGACAAAGGCACGGGTTGGTAGCTATGGACCCACCGAAGGAGGGTTCTCCGTTCACGATGCGCCCCCAGAGAACGATTAAATCTATGTCACAGTCACTGGTTAACAACGACTCAATGTTGTTGAAGGACTAAAGTATACTAAATTAGTAGAGAATCAGGTGTTCACAATTTATCGGAAAAATTGTGAACACCTGATGTTAAATCTTTTTAGATCTTAGCCCAGTATCCGTAGACCATCTTTTCACGACTGTCCCAAGTATCGTGTATTTGCCCGTCGATGACGGCTACGTAGTGTGCTGCCATCCTAGCAATGACTCTGCCATGAGGAAGGTCGCTAAATCGAGCCTTCCTTCCTGCAAATTTAGGAGCGGAACACCAGCCCCAACCCAGTTCCTTTAATGCCGCTGAAAAGTCATCCTTGTAGATTCCTCTAGAGATAGCCCTACTGCCCATTCTGCCGACCACACTTGCATCTTTCAGCCTTTTGCGAGACTCTTCATAAGAAAGTTCACACGCGATAGCTAAGGCGCGAATTCCGCAATCGTATTCACTTTTAAACCCAGCCGCTTGGCGGCCCCCATCATTGTAGATATACAACTTCATAGTTTTCATTTTACTTTTTACAAAAGCCACTAAGTGTGGCTACTACAGTATACAGAGTTTTTTAAAGTTGTCAACAACAAAATGTATAGTAACTATACCCCATTTGAGGTATTCGGGGTGCGCGGTCTTATACAAACCATAACAGGAAGTAATTACTTGCCCTAAAAACGTGTGATACATTGTTTCATATCTTTAAAAAAAGTCTCCCGTGAGAGAGGTTGTGTTTATCTGAGTCAGACAAACACAAATGAAATCTTAAAGACTTTTATATAGTATTATAAGAAGCGCATTAAAACACACGCTATGTTGTCGTGTTAGGTAATATATAGTGGAGCGACTACCCCTTGCGTTTATTAGGAAATAGATTATTTTTATTGGTGGCACAGAAATTTAAAAGACTTCCCTCTGGGCGTATCCAATATAAAGGTGAATCCTTCCCAGGCTTCAATAAGCCCAAACGCGCTCCGAAAGATTCAAAAAAGAAGTTTGTCGTCCTCGCCAAGCAGGGAGATAAGATAAAGAAAGTTAGTTACGGACACAGAGATTACCAAGATTTTCGACAACATAAAGATCCAAAGCGGCGAGCTAACTTTCGTTCTCGCCACAATTGCAAAACCGCAAAAGACAAGACAACGGCCCGATACTGGGCTTGTAAGCACCTCTGGTAGAAGACATGAAAAAAGGGAAAAAAGGTAGGCGTAATCGCCAAGGGGGAATGAACACGGACACTCCTGCGTCCCCTTCACTTATGAAGTCCCCAACTGCGAACCCTAATTCTAAGCCTCTTGGCGGGAACAAGGGGAATACTACTAACCCCAACGCAACGCCTCTTGGGGGAGCCTCTAAACCTAGAGGACTTGATGAATTTTATCAAATGCAAGCAGATAGTTTTGCGGGTATTTCACCTGGATCTACTCAAACCACCGCTGTTCCCAGCACCTCTCCTACTTCTAACTCGCTCCCCATGAAGTCTCCAACCACCAACCCCAGAGCTTCTGCGGGGGCTGGCTATGGGCGAGCAATTGGGACAGAACGCTCCAGTTTGTTAGCTACAAAAAAGGATGTTTTGAATAGCGTTAAAAAGAAAAAGCCCAAGACGAGATAGTTAAAATTTACCCCCACTCAATACACCTCATGAGAAAGAATAAGAAAAAACCTCGCCAGCAGAGAAAGAACGACCTCCGGCAGCTAAAGGATGCTCGTCAATCCGTCAAGGCTGCCCGTCAATCTGTCAAGGATGCCCGTCAATCCTACAAGGAAATTCGTCAGCAGGAGAAAAAGGGCAGCAAAGCTGGGAACACAGATGCCCCACCCCCTGTCTCTGTGGCCCCCCCTACTAAACAGGACTTGGAAAAGACATTTGAAACAGGTGAACCCATCAGGGTTGCAACTCCATCTGATGAGTATACAAAGCCGAAAAATAAAAGCCAACTCTTAGAGAGACAAGAGGCTGCTGGGGCTTTGATGGAAGCGATGAAGATGCGCCCAGGAACTGATAGAGAAGATGCCATTGCAAGGGCATCAATGAGAGCCGAGGGTGCAGGAGTCTCGCCAGCGCGTATAGATCGATTTGTAAATGAACCAGAGTTTGCTAAAGCTGAAGCATTGCGGAGAGTAAGAGCCGCTGGAGAGAGGGCTGTTGCCGAAGGAAAGAAGCCCTACGATAGCGGAAGGCCCAAAATCAGCGGAGAAAAATATGCTGAAAAAGCGACAGAAGCACGGGCGCAAGGATATACTGGAGTTAAAGGAGATGGCGGATTAGCCGAGCTTTACCAGATGCAAGCGGACAAAGCGCAAGGTGTAGCTCCTGGAACATTTACAGCTTTGGCGAAGGGGTCCAAGATGATCGCCCCCGATGAGCGAATACTAAAGCGTCTGCGCTCTAAAGTAGCGATGGGTGAACTGACTCCAAAGGGAGCGGGTAAGAAGCTGCAACAAATCAAAGATCGAAAGAGGGCTTACGACGACCCTAGAGGCTATGCCGAAGCACTAAGAGAACGAGCCGCAGCTATACAAGAAGCGATCCGAACCGGATCTCCTATTCCTAAGAGAGAAGTAGAAGAAATTCAAGGACAGCTTTCTGAATCTGATAAGAGAAGGCTCGAAAGAAAAAGAAACAATTCCAATCTTAGAGGGGGAGCAACGGGCGTTTTAAATAGCCGAGTTCGTTAAGTATTAAATTTATAAGTTAATATGGAAGACGATTTTTATAATAGGAATATTGCTGTTTTAAAAGGCAATAACTTTGGTCTTGGGAGCGGATCTCTTGAAAACCAACGGAGGTTTGAGGAATACTATTCTAGTGCTATAGATCCTATTCGTAAATCTATTAAGGACACTGAGGAAAGAAGAATGCAAGCCGAGAGGAGTCGGCAAATTCTTGAAGCAGAAAAAGAGCGTTTAAGAAAGGAATCAGCAGAGGCAGAAGCGAAGAAAGCGGCTCAAGAAAAAGTAGATAAGGCTTTCGGTGCGTTGGGGGTAATTCAACAGATAAAAGACCCAGAAGAAAGACGAGAGGCTTTCGATAAATACGAATCTAGTTTGACTATTGCGGACCGCCAAGACTCAAAAATCAAAGCGGCTCTTACTATGACTGAACAGGGGATTAAGGAATACGAAAAAGAAATAAAAGATCAGCAAAAGGATAAAGACTCTTCAATGGAGGCGAGGGCAAATCTCCTAATTAGTAAGGGAAAATTAAAACAAGCCAGAGAATTGGCTAGTGAAATTTCAGACCCAGTGAAGAGGGACACGGTGTTATCGACTGTAGTAGATAACAGACCAAGCTCAACTGCTGATCTTAAAGAGGACTTTAGCAATTTGACGAAAACGGCGACATCTGCTTTGTCGGAACTTTCTAAAATTACACCTAGCTCAATTTCTCCAGAACCCGAAGCTGGTCCAACTGAAGAGGTAAAAGTGATCACCGAGGCTCCAGAAGTCTCGGAGGAGGGAGACTCGCAGGAGTCTTTTATTTTTGATGAGGAGGTGGCTTCGGGGGGTTCCACTAAAAGTTCCAATCAACAAATATATCGAGCCGCTAGGAACGCTTACTTTACATTGTTTGGAGCCGAAGAAGCGGATAAGTTGTTCAAGGATGATCCAGATAACATGACCCCCAAAGAACTCAGCGACTTGTTTGATACGGCTACTAAAAAGGTGGCGGAGATTAAAAGAAAGTCCCGAACAAACAAAAAATTCTTTAAACAGTTTGTTGCTGGCGAAGGTGTATTAGATTCCTCAAAGGAGGTTAAAAAGTCAAAATCACCCTCAACTCCCGAAGGTAATCAAACTTTTGGTGGGTCGGAATTTTATGGGATATAAACAAGTTTTCAGTTAACTGTCATTGCAGAAAGAGGCAGCGTAGTGTAGTATTAACGGATACTACTTACATACGTTGTCATGGCAGACACCAAATTCCCCTCCCCCTCGCCTGAGTCATCTGATGATGATCAAGAAAAAAAAGATCTTACTGGCTCTTTACCAGAAGACTCCGAACTAGAACCCACGGAGGAAACCGACCCCGAAGAGGAAGAGGAGAAAAAGCCGGAGAAGTTCCCCGCTCCCGCTGCTATTGAGCCTATCCCTGATTTTCTATCATGGAAGAGGGGTCGAACTGAGCTAGATTTTGCTGTCACAGAGGGACTTAACGATACTGAACGAGAAGTTGTTGAAGCCCACTCTGACAGACTAAGATACATAAACTTCGATAAACTCCAAAAGTTGGGGCGTGGGGAGTATCAAGGCGAAGCCACTGAGAAGGAGTATCAGAACGCATATAATCAGTTTGCCAGTAGCTTTCGGGTCGATGCCCCAGAGGGGGTAGAGTTTTCTGAAGAAAAAGTCCAAGCAGCAATTCAAGCCGCTACTATTGAAGTGGGAGCAGACGCGACCAACAACAGGCTGAGTCTTATTGAAGGTTTAGACGATAAGTCGATTAAGTTCTTAGCCCAACAAGGGGCCGAGGGGTTTGATCTGGACAACCCGTCAAGAACCAAGATTACTGCGAGTGCTTTAAATAATTATAGCCCGTCTGATGAATTTCAAGAACAAGCTCTACAGAAAGGGGTCGATAATTTGTTGTCTGGACTGCGAGAGAAAACTCTTAATCAAGTTGCGGTTAGATCTAACTTAATCCCGTTTGCATCAGTTCCATTTTTTGAGGGGGGCGAAGAAGTTGGAGAAACTGTAGACGTATCTCCAAGGGCATTAAAACAATTTGATAGCCCTTCGGAAGCAGTAAAGTTTTCTATAGAGAACGGACACATTAAACCCGATCAAGCATTAACTGCTTATACACTCGCTACGGAAAAAGAAGAAGATCTTGATCTTTCGTTAGCCGAAATTGTGCGCTCTCAGCAGCTTAGTTCATATGTTAATAATTCTCTTCCGACGATAAAAAACAAAGACCCCCTGCTAAACAGTTTAAGACGGGCGGCTAATGACCCAGATAATCAAGAAGTTAAAGAGGATTTTTATGAAGCGTTTGCGGGTTCTCTTAACTCAGCAGATGTTGAAGGGGGTGGTTTTAAGATAGACCCCGAAGATAAATCTTTCCGTGCCTTAGCGGATGATTACATATTTCAGAGGTCTAGCCAAGACCTTCCAGAGTCGTTCAAAGATGAAGGAGACTTATCGAGCAACGTAAGGAAAGACCCCCTTACTGGTCAGATAACTATCCACAAAGCTACAATATTTAGACCCGATATTTTTGAAAAGTCTTTGGAAGATGCGGGATTATCCGAAGAGGATAAAGAAACTCTTAGGGCAAGACGAAAAGTGATCTTTAATACCCCCTCATTTCAGTATTCAGATGGGGTTAGAAATGCTTTGAAATTCCTTCGCAACGACGAGGGCCAGAGCTTTGAAGAGTATCTAGAGGTTCGCAATGAGAGTGTGGACACAGATGCTTTTGACAAATACTCAGAAGAGCTTTGGGAGAAAAGATCCGAGAAGATAAGGTCGGGCGAGATGTCTAGGGAAGAAGCTCAGTTTTTCTTCCCAGAGACAGAGGCAAAGTCTTTTGGAGATCTTTTTGATGAGTTTCTGCAAGAAGCAAAAGTAGATAAAGGAGTTATCTATGGACTCAGTATGCTGGAAGAAGCTGTTTTGTCAGCAACCGAATACTATGCTTATAGTGTACCCTTATTGGCGGAACAAGCCGCTGCCTTGGTATCCCCAAGGATGGCGGAAAAGATTAGAGAGACAAAGGCTTATAAGGGATCTGAAGAGAGATCTGTAGCTTTAGTCAAAAAGAACATGGCCCAAAGAGAGGCTATGGAGACTTTTGGGTATAAGCCAGGAATGTTATTTGATGTAGCGGGGGCTGCATCGGGCGTTGGGGGTCAAATCGTTGCGGATATACTTCTCACTAGAGGGGCGGGAACTTTAGGTAAGCTATCTGGAAAAGTAGGATCAAAAGTAGGGTCAAAAGTGGGGCTACCCACACTCAAGGGAGCCAAGGAATTAGCCCAAATGAAAATTCTTTCTAAGATAGCAGACGATGCGGCTTTGAAAAAAATTAACGCCGCTAAAGGAGCAGCGAGATCAAAAGCATATAAAGAAGCTATTGCTAAAAAACTGAGGCCAGGAACAGCTACCAGAGCCATACCAGGCATTATGTCAAGAACTTACTTGGCGGGGTATTCTCGCAACTATGGAGCCAGCTTAAATGAAATCCAAAATTCTCCCGAAGGTCAAGACATGACCCTCGATCAACAGAGAGAGTTTGCCGCTGACGCAGCAGGTTTTCAAACTGGTTTTGAAGCGGCTTTGACAGCAGGTTTTGCTAAGGGCGGATTTGATGTGGTGGAGTCCTCTATCCTTAGAGGAATTTCTCCCAAAGGACTTAAAAAATATTTAAGTAAAGACCTTGGCAAAATTGACAACAAGAAATTCTCAGCCCTTGTCGGAACATCTGTTAAGGAACTGGAGAAAGAATTGGGCGTAGCCAGAGGCAAAATCCCCACACTGTTACTTGGAGCCGTTAGTGAAGGAATTGAAGAAGGACTTCCTTCGGGGGCTTCTATAGTCTTTGAGGACTTCTTAATGTCCTATTTGGATTACAACGAACTAAATGAAGACGTTCCGATTCTTAGGATATTCGACAAATACCTTGAGTTCGGTAAATACCTAGCGAGCGGACAAGTAGATTCGGACCTTATAAAAGAAGCATACGAGACAGGTAAATATGATTTCCTTATAGGAGCTATTCTTGGTGGTGGCGTTTCTGGTGTTAGAAGCGTGGGTTCGGGCCTAGGGTCGATGGTGGCTCCTTCAAGGGATAGTAGAGAGGCAGCAATGCAAGCCTCTCAACTCCTTTACGAAAAGATTTCAGATAAGTTGTCTGATAGTGGGTCGCCACTTACGGCCGAGGTGGTAGCTAACATTCTTACCTCTCCTGCTAGGGGTAAAGATTTCGATGGTAGAACACGCGCTGAAGTAGAGGAGTTGATTGCGAAAGGTGAACTCACTATGGAAGATGCAGTTCGCATGGGACTCGCACAGCCTACCCCAGAGCCTAGCCCTACCCCAGAGCCTGTCACTGGAACGGAACCTACAACGGAGGCAGAGCCAACACCGGAAGCAGAGCCTAGTCCAGATCCAACACCGGAAGCAGAGCCTAGCCCAGATCCAGCACCAGAAGCAGAGCCTACTCCTACCTCAGAGAAGGAGGTTGACACACCAATCAAAATTACTTTTGATCGTGTGGAAACAGATTCGGTTAAAGAAACAGTTGAAGAGTTTTTTGATTCGGATCAAAATTCTGATCAACAAGCCGCTGCGGACCCAAGCACACTGAGTTCTCCAGAAGTCACGCCAGATCCAAGGCTTGAACCCCTCTCCGCTGATGAAGAAGTAGACCGAGTTGTAGCCCAAGTAGACGAGACAGTATTCCCGAAAGAGACTCAAGCCCCGAAAGACCCCAAGGTCAGGGAGCAAGCTCAAGCGGTGAGCGATGAGGTTAGCAGAATAAACCAATCAGGCGGTAAGGTTGTGTTCGTTAAAGACGCAGAAGAAGCCGATAGAGTTCTGAGGAAAGCTAGGGGAGGCAAGGGAATCCGCCAAGATCAAAAAGCTAAACTTAGTAAAGAGAGTTCCTTCCAAGCAAACGTAGATGGATCTCCGGTTACTTTTGTTTTCGAGTCAAAGCTAAAGAACAAAACCACTTCCGCTCTTCGGAAGATTCTTAAAAAGGCATCCCGCGACACTCAGGTTAGCAAGTTGATCGGTCGAGATTCTGTTGTCCTCCCTAGTAATCAGACAGTCAAAAAGCTGAAGATCAAGGACTTCGATAGCCTTACTGATTCTGAGAAAGTATCATCGGTTTTGGATTGGCTTGACTCAGACCCCCAAAACAATTTGGACCCCCAATCCGACAAGGAGTTTATCACTTACCTTCGGAAACTATCCGGCAAAGCTCAAGTTAGTGCCACTCCTGTTACGGCCAATGCCGTATCAAGCGTTGTATCCTCCAAGGTGGGAAGCCCCATCATGCCTCCTGCATCCGAGTCCCCAGTCTTAAATACTGAACAAAAGCTGGAGTCAGGTCGCACTAAACGGGTCTTCAATAAAGCCTCTATTGAAGAGACTGCGAAGCAGTTCAAAGGAGAGGACGTAGAGGCGTTTAAGATCTTCATGAGTGTCTTAGAGAAGTCATTGGAACAACTCCCTTCTACGGTCACTCTGGTCATAGGTAAGAGTAGATTCGCGGCTTCTGCTAACAGGAGGACTGGAGAAGTATCAATTGATCCCGTTGCTTTGTTTGAGCAGTTTAAGGGCAATAGAGACTTAGACTTTTCTAATCCTTCCCATCAAAAATATGTTTCCGCTTCTTTACAGAGGATAGTTGTCGAAGAGTTCGCACACATAGCGTCCTTTAATTCTATCCCTCAGAACGTGTTCGATGAGGTCGTTAACGGGATGTCTGACTCTGACTACGAGTATGTGATTAGCACCTATTTCAAATTCGACAAAAAAGGCGCAGCAAAGGCGAGATCCGATCTAAAAAGCGGTGACCCAGAGACAGTTAAGAGACAGAAAGAATACTTGGTTGAAGAGTTCTTACGCCAGCAATATCAGGATAAGGAAGCGGGGTTCACGACAGAGGACTCTTATCTACTTCTGAAGGGCGAGAAGAGAAAGCCTGTTCGTGATCTTGTTATCGCATACTTAAAGGGTATGTATCGCCGGATCACCAAGAAGACTAGGAACGGTCGCTTTTTGTCAGGCCCAGAGAGGGCGGCAGTTGCTAGGATCACAGATGAGATCAATACGTTGCGGATGGATTTCAATACCCCGCTCCCATACGGCTACACATTTGATGACTCTCCCCAAGGGGCTGCTGCCGACATCGAAGCCCTCAGTCAAATGTTCCCTCCACAGGAGCCTAGCGCATTAGGTATGCCCCAAATGTCTGAGGAATCTATTCCATTTGTTGATCAGCCTAAGATTCTCTCCAACACACCTGTTGTTCCAGGTCGGCGAGTAGCAACCGCTCCCCCAACCGCAACAGGTAAAAGGCGACCGTTCACAGAACTTGAGCGAGCAGCAAGCGGGATGGATGTCTTATTCTCCAACTATCGCCTACAACGCTCTTACGTCCCAAACGCAACGGCGATATCACAATACGAAATCTTAGGGCAAGCAGGGCGTGACTTATTAGAAAAATTAAATCGTGCTGACGATGCGGAGAAGCAAGGAGTAGCAGATGAAATTCATCAAGCTCTGATCACTAAGATCACTGACAACTTGCTTCACTTGCACGATGAAATGAATCCTACCGTCAGAGAGCGAGCAAGGCTCTGGTATGAGGGGGCCAATCGTGTCGCAAGGGATTTAGCTGCAACTTACAACATTTCTCCTGAGCAAGCCGCCGCCGCTATTGCTGTGCTTTCTCCTCAAAACGATTGGTTCCAAAACGTATCCTTGGCAAGCCGCACACTTGATATTTTGTATAACCAAGGGCAAACCGTTTTCGACAAAAAGCTCATGGAAAAATACGCTGCGCTCGAAAGCAGTCAGCAGAAAAAGTCTGGAGTATCGGCCAAGCAGCACGAAATAGATATGGAGAATAGGCGCAAGGAAGCGCGTCTTTATGCTAATAAGCATCTCTTAGGTAAGAAGCTAGATGACCTAAGCGATGACGATGCTGCAATTTTTGTGCGAGCCTATGATCAGGAATACAACCCTAGAGGTTATGCCGTTATTACTCCAGAAGGCAATCGCATTGAGCCGAAGGCTAATAAAGAAGGCACTGCTTTGCTAAGTGTCGGTTGGGGTAGTTACGCCGAAATTTCAAAAGCTGTCACAATGTATCGGTCAGATGATTTTGTGACACTTAGTCAAACTGTTGGGGGAGCGCACAAAGTTAGAAACTTTTATAACAACATAATCGATCCGACTAATTCAAAAGACGTAACGATTGATACTCACGCAGTAGCCGCAGGGTTGCTGTTACCTGTTGCTGGAGCCGACAGCGAAGTTTCCCACAATTTTGGTACGAACAACAAGGGTGACACGCGCAGGATCAGCAATGAGGGCCGCGCAAAATATGGGCATAACGGAACTTATGCTATTTTTGCTGAAGCATACCGAAGAGCAGGGGCAGCAAGAAATTTGAAGGCTAGGGAAATGCAGTCCATTACATGGGAGCAAGTAAGAACCTTGTTTGAAGCAGATCAGAAGAACAATAATGTCCTTGTGGAGTCTAGAGAATTATGGTATGATTCCGCTGATGATAAAAGCGCAAGAGCATCTGTCGAGAAAAAATTTGGAGGTTATGGCCTCCCAGATTGGGCCACACCAAGTCGGCGCGAGGATGGTGCTGAAGCGTTACCCCAACAAACCCAAGATCAACGTGCGGGATTGGCAGATGTCTACGGGGATGGACTTGGAGAGTCCAGAGAATCTCCCAGCGGAATTACGCTTATCGATCCCAGACGAACTGCTGCCGAGGGAGCTACTACCAGACGAAGTTTAGACGACCAAGGCGCACCCCGAATCTCTGATGAGGATGCCCTCGACGATGCCATCTACATGGACTCCGTTGACCGGAACGACTATGAGATGGCCGAAGAAGCCTTGGAACGAGTCGCTGCTAGGTATGGGGTAGAGAACCCTGAGCTAGTTGTCCGCGACAAAGACGGCGACATCCTGACTCCCGCACAACGATTCATGATTCCTCCAACGGTGATCTCGCCACAGAAGATCGCTCGCCATAAAGAACTTGAAGCGAAACATGATGCAGGAACCATCACGCCGGAAGAGACTGCCGAGGCAGAACGTATCGTAGCGGAAGCTGCAAAGGCTGCGGGGTTTGATTCGCCAAAAGTTTATCATGGGACAAACGAAGACTTCGATACCTTCAGCAAAGAAAAGCTAGGTTCAAAAAATATCTTTGCAGAATCCGCCCGTGAGGGATTCTTCCTAGCGGGGTCTTCAACAACAGCAGAAAATTACATGGGATTAACTTCCCTTGATTTTGCAGGTCTTTCGATTTCGCAAGACCCCCTATTAGCCGAAGCTAGGGTAAAATTCCGAGACGAACTCGATGAGGTTGGACGAAAAGAAAAAGAAGTTTTAGGATCTCTCGACAAGGAGCTACTAAATAATCCCAACACCAAACAGCTTACAGAGATTTTTGGAGAGGCTTTCGAGGAAAACCGTCTGAGGAAGATGAATATTTTATCTGAAGTAGTGTTTGGTAAACCATATGGCACTAAGCAAGGAGAAATATTGGAGGAGAGCGGCGTGAATGCGATGCGCGACGAGGTTAACGCTAGAATAAACAAATTTATAGAGCAGGAGTATTTAAATCGCAGTGGAAAAACGCCTCAAATTAAAGAGTTATTCACCAAGATGGGGAACCCCTATATAATAGATGCGGGAGATACAGTGGCGGGGGCTGAATTTCCTCTCACCAACCACATCCAAGACGCTAAAACACTAGGCCATGATGGAGTTATTTTTAAGAATATATCTGATGGAGGAGGGCCAGACACAGTTTATGTCGCATTTGAGCCTAACCAAATCAAATCCGCTGACCCCTTCACCGGAGTCCCGATTGATGAGCGTTTTGACAGGGATCAGGATTCGATTCTTTATTCAGCTAGGTTCTTGGATGATATCGAGGGTGGTGATGATATATCGGCAACGCCGGAATTTGATATACGCCCCCTACTTCAAACGCTTGAGATGCCGCTGGTTCACACCAGAAAAGAGTTCGGACTGTTCCGCAGGATCATTGCGAAACTCACTGGGACTAACCTGCCCAGTCAGAGAGACATCATGGGCGATGAGGGCGGTTGGACTGCCTTCTCCAAAGCTATAATAAATGGCGACTTTCCAGACGAGCGCATCAGGAACATGATCATCGGCAACGGGCGGTTTGTTCCCTCCGTAGAGAGTCTTTTGAATCGCCTCCACATTACAATGGAGGACATCATCAAAAAGAAATACAAAGGTAATTTGCCAGCGGATGTTAGGAAAGACTTCAATACCGCCATTGGAACGGAAGACATCGTGGTTGATAGTGTCAAGAAAGGGCGCATAGATGCCCAACACAAGGCTGACATCGCACTAATCAATAGCGGCGATCCTAATTCGTATCGCCAGATGACTCAAGAAGAGGCCGATACCCTAATCCAAACGGCTAGAGAAGAAAACCCAACAGCAACAAATCAAGAGATTGGAGTCATCGCGGGGAACTTGTATCGCAAAAAACTATTCAAAGAAGCTGAGAATAAGCAAAAGGAAGCGACAGACAAGCTACTGCAAGAATCAGCTAGGCAAGAAAAGATAAAGGTTGTCCAAGCACTCAAAAGACTTGAAGACCGAGGAGAAAACGACCTTGTACAAATTGTTGTCGAGCTACGGCAAATGATCTCTGATATTTCTAATTACTTTGGTGAAGAAGGAGCGGACGCATTAAATAAAGAACTCAAACTAGCTTTCGATGTGTCCAATGGTTTCTACTTGTCACGCCGCTACAGGTTCTTCAATGACCCTACTTATAAGTCGAACCTGATTGAATTGATCCGAGGTGGGGAAAAAGTAAAGGGAAGTAAGCGGAAGGTTGCCGAACTCAATGAGCGAATCGAAAATGCTATCCCAGAATTTATAGGCATTGCGCGGCTTGAGATCCAGAAAAAGCTATTAGAAACAAAACTAAGAGAGGCTCAAAAAAGAGGCGAAGTAATATCCCAAGAAAAGAGTAAACAGATTACAGAATCCAAAGAGTTTCAACGAGAGGTCGATCAAGAATTAGGTGACCCCGAAACAGCAGCTAAGGAGGCAATGATTGAATACCTAGCGGAGTTTGGAGATGCTAGAGATTACGAGACTGCTTCCAACGGAGCCAAAACAATTCATGACGCACTCAAGCAAAAGAAAAACTTGACCCCAGGTATCAAGAAACTCCTTGGTCAATATGAGTCTGATGCGGACGCTATCACTGGAATCAGGGTTATGCTTCAAACCATTCAGACCCAGACTCATATGCTTGCCAGCATCATGAAGCTCAAAAACCTTGTAGACCTAGATAATCGTTTGCGAGAGGATGCCGAAGCTGCCGGAGAGAAATATAATCCATTTATCTTGTCGGATGATGAGCATCGTAACTTAAACGCACTAGACAAAAAGAGTTATGAGGAACTGGAAGGCAGTATTCCTGACTCCAATCCATTAAAAGGTAAGTTTATCAGGAAGGACATAAAGGCAGCACTTGAGGTTTCTAAAGACCCCATTGATATGAATCGGGCAAACGAAACCGCTAAGGGTTTTGCTAGAGCCGTGTCCGCCGTTGGAGTCCTTAATGGTTTAACCCTGATGGGAGTGACCACCTTCTCAGGGTTGGCCTTCCACTTCAGAAACTCTATCTCCACTGTGTTCAGAGCTATTAGAGCGGGAGCTTTCTTGAAACCCGCTTATGCGACCAAAATACTTGTTAGAGCCATCGCGGAAGCTGCGGTCGCTTTTCCAGGGGTGAATGAGAAATACCGATACGTTCCTGATTGGATTAACCGTTTAGCCAGAGGTGAGCGGGTTTCACTAGAGTCGCTCATGGTGGAACACGCCAAACTAGAAGGACTCAGCGTTGTTAATCAGAGCGTGAGGTCTGCCGTGTATAAAGACCTCTTCGGTCTGAGAAAATCAGAACCTAGTTTTATAGCGGACATGGACAAACTAGAGTCTCTAAACCCCGCTTCTAGGGCATATAGAAAACTCTCTAAGAAGGTATTAGACTACTCATTAAAACTTACGAACGCCTCCGACAACGCTTTCCGAATCGCTACCTATTACAATAACGTAGACCTTCTGAAAAAGGCTAGGGCCAAGGGAGATGGGTCGTCGTTCCGAGGGATTCCAATTACGGAGATGTCAGACTACGACATCGAAAGGGAGGCTGCTAGGATGATGAATAAGATCACTCCAGGCGAGGACTACCTTGTCCAAGCTGGTAAAACTCTAGCGGAGTCCCCTCTGAGGGTTGTCATATCGTCGTTCGCTAGATTCAAGTTTGAGACAATGCGGACATACGTTAACTACCACACAGAAGTCGGTGAACTTTTGAATTCAAGCAATCCCGTTATGAGAGCGGAGGGGGTCAAGAGATTAGCTGGAGTCATTGCGATGTATGGGATCTCTTTTGGGCCAACCAGTTATTTATTGAGTAAACTCTTAGGTGGACTGGAAGAGGAAGAACAAGATGCCTTGGACGAGGGCAACCCCAGCTTCTACAAACGCGCCCAGATGCTCAGAAAACTCAACCGATCCACTGGGGAAATAACGGACTACAACTTTACATATATGGATGAAATGGCTTTCTTGGGAGATCCCTTTAGTTATGCCCTACAAGAAATCCGCCAAGACAAATTAGGCCCGATGGGTGCGGTTTCTGGATTCTTGGGGGCAATCGCGTTCGGTGAGATATTGGATCAGCAAGTTCTGTCTCAAGTCATCCATGAAGTTATCTACACCAACAGGGATGCCAAGGGTAAAAAGATTGTCGAAGACAATGACACAGGTGAAGACCGTATTTATAAGCCAATACTTTATGCTCTAAAAAGGCTTGCCCCTGCATATGTCCGAGGAAGCGTAGAAGGTAAGCAAGCCTTTGAATCTGCTCAAGGAACATATTCTGAGAAGATGGAGGCGGCAGCGAAAGCCCTCTTTAATAGAGCAGTTCTACCTACCAAGCCTTTCACTAGACCCGTATCCGAAAGATATCTTTCCATCCTTTACAAGTATAACAGGTTTAAGCGAATTGCCGGTGAGCATAAATCCGATGCCATGTCAGAGAATATCTATGTTGGCTCAACTTCCCGTAGGCCAACGGACGAAGAAGTAAGGGAGTTTGTCAACAATTACTACGAGGGACTCATTCAAGTCTATGACATGACCGATAAATTAACTAAGCAGTTCTTTAAAATGGGAATGTCTCCAGAAGAAATAGCAGTTTCACTCAGTTCTAGCGGACTTATGAGCAAGAAAGATATCGCTAATTATCTTAGAGGAAGCACCCGTAGTCAGTTGGTGACTAGGACTTTCTCTTTACCTTTACCTACTTCTGGAAAAGCAGGGGACGAAGGGAAGCTGAGAAAGTTCGATGATGTGGGCGATGCGAACCGCCGTTATCGTTTCATGCTAGAGGCTAGGAGAAGATATACCACTGAAGGATTTGAAGATGGAACATACGTTCCACAAACCTACAACCCAACCAATGAAGATGAAGAATAAGAAGTTCAAGCCCCACATGATGTATGATAAGTCCGGTAAAGGCTTCAAGGCCAACACCTACAAACAACACCTAGCTATGAAGGAAAAAGGATACGGTCACTCAAAGCCCAGCAGTAAAGCCAAGACTGCAAAGCGAGTGAAGAAGCTGATTCAAAAGAAGTCCGGCTACTAGACTGGAGTCTTAGTCATCCTCAGAATGGTCTTCTCAATCGAGGAGAATACTTCCTCGTAACCATCGCTAGCGGGATCAGTTACCGCTGCTGCGAGGGATCGCGTAAACGATTCACGGCAAGAGGGTAGGTCGATTACTGCTCCCCGAACACTTGTCTTTGTGCCGTGAACAAACGCAAGGGCTGCCCAGTTGCCATTCTCTGGGCGAGCTAGGATCTCGACGGTGTTTCCGCCGAGATCCAAAAATTCTTTCTGGTTCATCGGTCACACTCGTATATCAGACGGAGTATTGCAACCAGCACTATCAAGTTAATAATAAGATACATTTCACTTCCTCCTAACTCCTAAGATTTTAGATTTGTAAAACGATAGCTGCGTTTTACACACTGCACGACTCTGGGTAGGACGGTGAATGCACTCGCCATTCCCGATATAGATCAGGACATGACCCGCACTACCTGATCGACTACCCCGCCACGTTACTACAATATCGCCTGGGCGGATTGCCATGACCGGAACGGGTCGACCCCACTCCAACCAGTTTCTCGCCATCGCATGATGCGAGGGTGTGCTGCCCCCCGATTCGTTAATGACTTGTCCCACCCAGTTAGCGCACTGGCATGAGTCGCCGTAGCGGTAGTGTCGACCCGCCCATTCCTTTGCCGTTTCGACAATTGAGGAGGAGGTGAACTGACCCGCTATGAGCGGACGAAACTTTCTCTTCTCTTGTCCTCTGGCACTAGCCATGAAAACAGCTAGGCCCGACAAGAGAATAACAATGTATATGAACTTTTTCATTTTTTCGGAACACCCAAGTGGGTCTTAGCGTATTGGTGAACTCCCTGCTTCGTCATTCCCATCAGGTCTGCTATCTGCTGGTAAGTCATTTTCTTCCGCCTGAGTCGCCGGATTTCATCCAGCTTGTTTGGTTGTCTTGGGCCGCTCTTCTGACCCTTCCGGCGACCAGGTTTTCGGATAGCTCCCGCTTTGACAAGTCGTTTTCTTAGGGTCGCGTAGCAGCAATCATAGTCTTTCGCCATGTCTTGAAGCCGTTCTCCTCGCTGGTAGCGAGCGATGACTTGGGGTAGTGGTAGTATTACTCTCTTCATATCAGTGGTTTTTTAAAGCATTACTCAAACGGATCTCAACATCTGCTAGAGTTGGTTGGATTTTATCTGCCATGGCAGTGCATCCGTTGACAAAGCCAAGCCGGAAAGCGGCTTCCTCAACAGGTTTGAATTCAACTCCGATTATCTCGTAGTTTTTTCTAAGTTTATCGAGCGCGTCTTCGTATCGCTCATCTAGGTATTTACTCATTTTATTTTTGGGTTACAAATTATATCAAGCCCTCCTCAATCATTTCTTTAACGGAAGGCAAACTCTCAGCGTAGCTAGATAGATCACTTATTATTTCATCGAGGATTTCTCTATAGTGACGCTTGTCATCAGATCGACTGTGAAAATCGACCACTACATTTATCTCTCTCTTGATCATCTTATTCAACACTCCAGAGTAGGTTAGATCATTTAATTTATATTCTTTCATACGTTTTACAGGTTACAGGTTACAGGTTAAATTAGTTCTTTTTATCAAGGGTGGTTTTTACCATTCCGTAGTCATCCCGACCCTTTGGAATATCAACGCCCTCAACCAACTTCAGTAGATTCTTCTTAAAGGGTTTATAGTCTACGTGGTGATGCCACCTACCAAACTTCTTAGTCACTCTTGCTATGTCTGGGTGCTGATCCACAAGTGACTGCGCGAACTCCAGTCTATTGTCAGTTTCCGCATACACAGTGTCAGTATTCCCGCCGCCCATACGCATAGATGCAACCTTCCCGCACAGGAAAGCATTGAACAACACGGTACATTCACCTGATTTGAGAACCCTCAACGACAAATCAGTGTCCTCGTTATACTTGCCTCGCCACCGGAAGGGTAGGTTGTTGCGAACAAGGATACACGAATATATTCTCGTGTTAATATAGTATGGTGGTATGGGTTGTGTTGCCTTGCAGAATGAGTAATAGTTCATGCCGGATAGACCAACATTATCAAACCGATCAGTGAAGTCCTCAGATGCCCTAAATGTAGCATTGCATCTCACCTCTAATTTGTCGTTCATGTGAAGTCGATTAAACGCCTCTATATTGTCATCTAGAATCCAGTGTCTTTTGTGTCCCCCTGTGACGCTGTGATCCCAGACCCAATTACGGACGGGTATAGACCCGAATCCTTTTTGTGAGAAGTCTGAAGGCAGAACTAAGACATCTGAATTCACCCACTGATTTCGTTGATATGCCTCCGCCTCAGAAGGCTCCACAACTACCTTGAATGGGACGCTGCACCTCCTGAGTGACCTAGCGGTAATGCAGGAGTTAGGGCGACCCTTAGATATAACGTAAACAGGATATCTTATTTCTTTTGCCATACGTTAGGACGGTCATTCCAAAACCCCGTCTTTACTTTTTCATAGCCTGATTGTTTAAGGATATTAGCAAACATCCTACCCATCTTACTATGATGAATATACGAATCAAGAGGGATAACCTTAGAAGACCAGCGAAGGTTGTAGAAGTAATCAAAATGCCCAAATGATTTTGCATTAAAAGCATTAGCCATAACTATTACCTTTGGCTTGTTCACTTCTAAGATTTCAATTAGGTGATCGCCAGCGTGATAAATATGCTCAAAGTATTCACTAGCGAAGACTAAATCAACTGGCCCAGCTTCTTTGTGGTCAGGCAATACGTCTATGTGGCTAGCGCAAAAATCATACTGCTTAGTGCCTTTAAGATTAGTGCCAACCACCCTGCCACATCCTATATCCTCAAGTGCTTTAGTGGTAAGTCCCAAGCCGCACCCTAAGTCTAAACAGGTATCAACAGTAAGATTAAGAGGCCCCACCTTCTTTATATACTCTGATGAATATATTTTGTAACAGGCTAGTAGGTCGCAGAAATACCAATCATCGTCATATAACTTGTAAGCGGCATCCTCATAGTCCAAGGCTTCATACCATTTATTCCTCAAGTCTTCAGCCCACTTAGAGTAGCCTTTTCCGTTGTAGTGATTTAAGACATCCGTATACCTCTGCTTTGCAGATGTAATGTTTATAGAATACATCTCGCAGTATAATTTAATCGCCTCTTCAATCTTCATCTCAATCAACTATAACGTAAACAGGATATCTTATTTCTCTACCCACATCTCCTTTACCTCCCTATGGTGAGGTTTAAATGGATGCCACGAACTCTTGGTCTTAGCTGTTAACTTCTGACCTATTAGAGAGGCGAACTCATTCAAGTCTTCCTCTGATTCAAATCTAAATATTATCTTGGCGTAAGGCTCCTGCCTCTCCTGCTCAAACTCAGGCATCCCACCCCACAGATCCTCTTGATGTATTAAGTCCTGATCCATTTTAATATCCCGCCCACGCTCTAAGGTTTTTGATTGTGGAGAATTCGATCCAAGCCCCGCGAGATACCCCGTGGCCTCCTGCTGGTTCACTGTTTAGGATAAACAGCTTTCCGTTGTTGAGGAACGCCTCGCGTCCCCAGTCGTGGGACATAGCCCAGTGTAGGTGTTGTTTATTCATGATTAGTTTTTTCTAAGCACACGGTGAGTCTGCTTTATTAATTCCGCTCCACCACTGGGTGACAGTGGCTTGGTGTTCTTCACCTTCATTTCCAAGGTAGATCAGTTGGTGCTTGCACCCTTTCTTCAGCCAGCAAGGTGTGCTTGAAAAGAAAGGGTGTTCCCTGTCCAGATCTGGCGTGATCTCAAGCCTCCACTGGACATCTGGCCACTCTCCCCTGTCGAACTCGTCTGGTTCTAGAAGTTGTCGGGTGGACTGCCACCCGTCGAGGTCTACCGCAATCTTGGTTGGAGCGTGTATGGGGCGCGTGAATCGGCAACCCGATTCTGTTTGGAAGAACAATTTGTTTTCGGTTTTATTTACCAGTTTCATGATTGATGATTAGTGATTAATGATTGAGGTTTTTTGGTTTAGGATAGATTATTTTTTGATTCCGTAAAAGGAATCGAATTCACCGCTGACTGTAGTGCCGCCTTTATCGTTTTTCCGCTGGCCGCCAAGCCGCCATTCTTATCATGGCAAACCCAACCTTGACCTTCCCTTTTAATTCTGAATAAAGGGAGTGAGGATTCATCCTTCAAATCGACAGCCCAGTATATACCCACCTCGATTTTCTGGATAAAAAAACGAGACGTTGTATCTGAGCCTGTTTGGATTTGTAATCTATTTCTCATTATATAAATAGTGTGGTTGTTGGTTTTGCTTTTGGTTTTGGTTTTGGTTTTGGTTATGACTTGGCGAGCGTTACAAATTTCCCTTCTCCCCGCTTTTTAGCCCTCCTATACTCTTGCAGAATGAGTCCAGCTTTCAGCCTACGGGCCTCTTTTATTACGCGATCAAACTGGGCAGTGCTTTCCCACTGAGACCACCCCTCTTCTGCTTCGTCATGGTCAGCAGACAAGATGCCCCTATGTTCGAGCGATCCGTAGAGCGTTCCAGTGTAGATTTTCAACCAGACCTTTTCACCCTCCGCTAACAGGCGATACTTCGTCCTCTCAGCCTCTGCTTCGGGGAATGGCTTGTAGTCATAGTGCCCTGTCCAGACGGTCAGGTTACCGAAGTCCTCCCGCTTGATTGAGGAGGGATCGCAGTGCCTTAGCTCCTCTGGAGTTTTAATCGTTTTCATGATGTGTGATTAATGATTATCTCATTTAGAAACGGTGTATTCCCACCCCATACCATTGCAGAGTGCCTCCCCCAGTTCTTGAGAATTGCACTTGGCGACCTCTTTTTCGTCGGGGTGATCGAGAACACTCGTATCAGGCGAGGTGATGACGATCCACTCGTTCTCTCGTGCTTTGTAAACGATCGCTTTCATGATGTGTGGTTAATGATTAAGGATTATGACACGTCCTCTTTTGCGAGGATGTAGATTTTGGAAAACGTATGGTGAGAGTCATCCACCACGATAATGAAATTTCGTTGGGGGTCGCCTTCGCGGAGGTCGGACACGATTGCGTCTACTCCATCGTGAGAGATAGTCTCAAAGAGGTAGGCATCAGGATGCCCGATAATGGATTCTTTATTCA